CTTTCCTTTTTGCGAATGAAACAAACATAATGTTTTTTGGAATAAATTTTTTATATATCTTTGATAATTTGAATCATTTTTAATATATATTGTTATTTTTCGCCGGATAGCCAAATTTAAGCATCGGAAAAGGAGAAAACATGAAAAAAACAGAAAAAACATTGGCGGAACAAGCAAAAGAAATTATTTCAATCGCTGAAAGACATGGTGTCGAGCAGAATTTCTTTTTCCTGACAACATTCAAAAGATACCAAGTTCAAATAAATATATTGACCGAACTCGAAAAGAAAATCAAAGAAGATGGAACGCTCGTCACGAAGGAATATGTCAAAGGGCGAGAAAATGTTTACACGCATCCGGCTGTCGGGGAATATAACAAAACATCCACGGCGGCAAATCAGACGGTTACAACACTAATGAAGATAATTACAACCTTGCGAGACAAGGATGATGAAGAAGCCGATGAATTGCTCGAATTTTTAAAGGGAAATGCTTGAGTTCGAAAGATATTTCGGCGGGATTATAGATGGTAAAATTGAAGCTTGCGACAAAATGAAGCGAATTAGTGAAATACTAATCGAGCGGTATCTCACACCTGACGAATTTCATTTTGACGGAAACCTTGCAAAACGGCACACGGATTTTATAGAAAAATTTTGCAAACAGCCGAGTGGGGATGTCGGACAGCCTTTAAAATTGGAATTATTCCAAAAAGCAAGACTTCAGGCATTGTTTGGATTTGTTGATGATAACAATTTAAGGCAATACAACGAATGTCTTATCATCGAAGGTCGAAAGAACGGAAAAACAACCGAAACCGCTTCGGTGGCGATAGATTTGCTTATAAACGATGGCGAAGGAGCTCCGCAGATTTACAATCTTGCGACAATGCTCGACCAAGCGAAACTCGGATTTAATGCCGCATATAAAATGATTCGGCAATCGCCGACATTAAGCAAACATATTAAAAAGCGTGTAAGCGATTTGTATTTTGATGCAAACATGGGGTATATAAAGGCTTTGGCATCCAATAGCAACAGCCTTGATGGTTTGGACACACATGCGGCGGTCATTGATGAATTATCAGCCATTAAAGATCGTGACATATATGATTTAATAAAACAATCAATGGGAGCGAGAAAACAACCGCTCCTTTTTTGTATAACCACGAATGGCTATGTCCGGGAAGGGATTTTCGATGCACAGTATGAATACGCTTCGAATGTTCTAAACGGAACAATCAAAAATCCGAGATTTCTGCCGTTTATTTATGAGCTTGATTCGCCGGATGAATGGACAGATGAAAATTGTTGGATTAAAGCGAATCCCGGACTTGATACAATCAAATCAAGGGTTTATTTGCGGGAAATGGTACAAAAAGCCAAGGATGATGCGAGTTTCAAGCCGACCGTATTAGTCAAGGACTTTAATGTTCCGCAAAGCGGCTCGACAACATGGTTGCCGTTTGAATGGGTTGTTAATGAATCCACATATACCATGGATGAAATATCTCACAGCTACGCAATCGGCGGCTGTGATTTATCCTCGGTTTATGATTTAACCTGTGCCACATTACTTATAAAAAAGCCGAACCGAGACGATTTGTTTGTATTACAAAAATATTTTATTCCCGAAAAGAAACTCGAAGAATCGCTTGGGGCGGATGTTAAACAAGTTCCTTATAAACTATGGGAAGAACAAGGATGGATTGACATTAACGAAGGTGCTTCGGTCGATTATTCCAAGGTCACAGAATGGTTTGTCCGCATGGTTAATGAATATGACATCCGACCGCTTTGGATCTGTTACGATAGAGCCTTGGCGGGTTATTGGCAAGAAGAAATGGTTGGTTTCGGGTTTGAGATGGAGAAAATCCCGCAAGGAGCTCTGACATGGACATTTCCCATGAAATCGCTTGGATGCGAATTGAGGGAACATAAAATAAATTATAATAATAATCCCATTTTGCGATGGTGTTTGGCAAATACCGGGGTTAAATCATTAAATAAAGAGGGCATCGAATCAATACAGCCTGTGAAATTGCAAAAAGACCGCAGAATTGATGGCATGGTTTCATTATTGAACGCATATGTCGGATATGTAAAACACCGTGAAGAATACACACCGTATGTGAGGTAGAAATGAAAGAGCGAAGAAGTATCTTGGATTTATTCAAGAAAGAAAAACCGAATCAAACGCAGACTTATTCCACATTCAAGGAGCTTGGGACATACACATCGTATTTTCCCTCATTTGGCTCGGATATTTATGCTTCAGATGATGTCCGGGATTGCATAAGAACATTGTCTGAAAATACATCCAAGGCAAATCCCCGCTGTTCAAATAAGGATATCGAAAGAATATTATCCCTTAATCCGAATAAATACATGAACGGAAAGGACATGTTGGCAAAGTTAAGGAATTATCTCGAAATCAAAAACACGGCTTTCCTTTATATCGAAAGGGATAATAGAAATAAAGTCATCGGGTTTTATCCTGTTCCTTTTCAATCATTTCAGGCGGTCGAATATAAAGATCGTTTGTTTGTGAAGTTTGAATTTGATGGCGATGCGGCAAGAAATCTTGTTATTGCGTGGGAAGATTTGGCGGTTCTTCGCAAGGATTATGTTTTCTCGGATATTTCGGGGGAAAACAATAAACCATTATTCACACCGTTAAATGTAGTTAACACAATGGATGCCGGACTTAATAACGCAATTAAAAGCACGGCAAACCTTCGAGGAATTTTAAAATCCACGAAAGCCATGCTTTCCCCGGATGATTTAAAACGTCAAAAAGACACATTCGTTCAGGATTACATGAATCTTGAAAACGAAGGCGGGATTGCTTCACTCGATGCCACACAGGAATTTAAGGAAATCAATTTAAAACCGACAACGGCAACAGCGGAAGAAGCTGATACATACCGAGAAAGAATTTATAGATATTTTGGGGTTAATAAAAAAATCATCACTTCGGATTATAACGAAGCGGAATATGATGCTTTCTATGAATCCCGAATCGAGCCCTTTTTGATTGCGTTGTCATTGGAACTCACACGGAAAATCTTTTCCGAAAGGGAGATTTCATTTGGAAATCAGGTGTGGTTTGAATCAAACCGCTTACAATATGCAAGTGCAAAAACCAAGATTTCGATGGTTGCGTTAGTCGATAGAGGACTTATGACACCGAACGAATATAGAGAATTGTTTAATATGCCGCCTTATGAGGGCGGGGATGAGTTTGTTTTGCGTTTAGACACGCAGAAAACAGGCGATTCGACCGATGATTCGACAGAAAACCCGGTCGGCAGACCGTCAAAAGAGGAAGGAGAAAATGATGGCAATTAGAGACAATCGTGAATACAGAAATATGCCGATGGTTGAAATAAGAAAGGATGATTCAAACGAATCATCTTTTTTTGTAGAAGGTTATGCTTCAACCTTTGAAGAATATGTTTTGTTTACGGATGAAAACGGCACGGAATACAAGGAAAAAATACTTCCCGAAGCGTTCGATGGAACGGATTTTTCGGATGTTGTATTTTTGAAGGATCATGTCGGGACTGTATTCGCAAGAACCAAAAATGGAACGCTTGAACTTTCCGTTAATGAGAACGGATTGTTCACAAGGACCGATTTATCAAAGACATCCGCATCACGAGAAATGTTTGAAGAAATACAGACAGGGATGTATTCTCAAATGTCCTTCGCATTTATCGTTGATGATGATGAATATAACACAAAGGAACACTTACGAACAATAAGGCATATTGCAAAATTATACGATGTGTCTGCGGTAAGTTTTCCGGCGAACCCAACCACGGAGATTTCTGTGGCAACTCGAACTCGGTTTGATGGATTTATCGAACAGGAGAAAGCGGAGCGACTTGCACGAGAACACGAAATCGAAATTGCGAGGGCAAGATTTAACTTCGAAAAGGAGAAAAACAATGGACATTAAAGAAATGAATCTTGAAGAAGTCGAAGCGAGAATTTCCGAACTTGCATCCATGGTGGAAACATCCGAGGACATTGAAGCCATCGACAATGCAAAGGAAGAAGTCCGTTCCCTTAATGAGAGAAAAGCAGAATTGAAAGACCTTGAAGAACGCAAGGCGATTGCAAAAGAAATCGAGAGCAACAATGTTGCCCCGGTAATTATTGAAGAAAGAAAGGAAGAAATCAAAATGAAAAACATCAAAGAGTATAGAAACTCCGAAGAATATGTAAACGCATTCGCTGAATACATCAAGACAGGCGATGCTACCGAATGTAGAGCATTACTTACAACCAATGTTGGGGATGCCGGGGAAGTTGCCATTCCTGATTTGGTATCAGACATCATTAAGACCGATTGGCTTCAGAGCGAAATTATGGCGGAAGTTAAAAAGATTTCTGTTGATGGAAATTACAAACAGCAGTTTGAACTTTCGGCGGGTGATGCTGTTATTCACAATGAAGGTTCAGGTGCGGTTTCCGAAGAAACCCTCACACTTGGTGTTGTTACACTTATTCCCGAATCCATCAAAAAATGGATTTCTGTATCTGACGAGGTTCTCGACCTTAAAGGCGAAGCCTTCCTCAATTATATTGTTAAAGAAATTTCATATAGAATTTCCCTCAAAGCCGAGGACATTCTTCTCGACAAGATTGTTGCCCTTGGAACAAGTGCATCCGAAAACGCTGTTAATGCAAAGGTTGTAAAGGCGGGTGCGGCACTTGGAACAATCGCAACGGCACTCGGACAGCTCAATGCAGAAGCAAGAAACCCGGTTGTTGTTATGAATCCGGCAACCAAAGCCGCTTTCAAAGCCGCTGTTTATTCGGGACAGTTTAACGCAGATCCCTTCGAAGGATTAAAGGTTATTCTTACAAATAATCTTCCCGCAATCAGTTCTGCATCCGAGAACGATACATATGCAATCGTTGGCGATTTCGGTTATGGTGCATTGGCAAACTTCCCCAAAGGAAACACAATGCAGATTAAGATTGACGATAAGACAGCCATGACAAGCGACCTTGTAAAGATTCTCGGTAGAGAATATGTTGCTGTTGAGCCTGTTGCATGCCGTGCATTCGTTAAGATTACGAAACCCGCCGCTGTATAAGGAGAGTGCTTATGAAATTGTCGGTCACAAAAGGCTTTATTGATAAGGACACCAACATTTTTCACAATGTCGGAGAAATTGTTGAATATCCCGAAACAAGAGCCAAAGAAATTGAATACAAAGGTTATGGCAAATGTCAAATAGAAAAGCCAAAGCCGACAAAAGCGGAAACCAAAAAGGAAGAACCGAAAAAGGAAGAATCAAAATTCGAACAGCCGAAAAAGGTTTCCCGCAAAAAATAGCCGGAAAGGAGCGAGAATATGGCAGACGATATTTTAAACGAGCAGAACAACGAGCCTGTTAATGATGAGCCGACACCGACTCCCGAACCGACTCCGAGTGTTCCAACTATATCGGATAAAGTCAAACTCGCCCTTCGTATATCACATAACCTTCTTGATGCAGAGATTTCGGATGTTATTGCTTCGGCTCGTTTGGAATTAAAGCGAGCCGGGGTAAGCTCCGACAAGGCGGATGGGGATGATGAGGATGTCGAAACGGCGATTCGAACTTATGCTCTTTGTTATTATTCATCCGATGTGAAAGATTCGGACAGATACAACGAGAGCTTTATTTATCAATGTGATTGTTTGAGAAAATCATATCCACAGGAGACAGACGATGTTTGATTCAACCATAACTTTAATGAAAGAAACAAATACAGTTGATGCTTATGGCGATACGGTGCAAACATTCACGGAGAGAACAATATTCGCAGAAGTAAAATCAATCGGTCAAAATGAATTTTATCAAGCCGAAGCCGTGGGTTTAAAGCCTGAAATCAAATTTTTGATTGCGGACTTTGCCGATTATCAAGACGAGAAAAAATTGAAATATACTCCTTTTGGTGGTACGGAAAAGATTTACAATGTTCTGCGGACATATCGTAACAAATTAAACCTTGAAATCGTATGTGCGAGAGGTATTGAATGAGTGTTCCCAAATCGGTCACAAAAATAACCAAGAACGGAGTGTCTTATACATCAAATGTGGATGCTTGCGAATATTACATATTCGAGCTGAACCGTGCCGCTCTCCGGGATGTCGCAAAATTTGTAAAGCGAACATTCAGGGATTCGTTTTATTCTGTTTTTGATAAAGAGACAGGAAATGCGGGTAAGGCAACTCAATCCATTGTCTATTCAAACAAGGACACGAAATTTCCGAGGGTGGATATAGGATTGAAGAAGAAACAATTAAAAGGTGTGTATGGGTACGAACAGGAATTTGGAACAAGCACAGTTCCGAGACTTGGGTTGATGACTAATGCGGTCGAAAGTAATGTTGCCAAGATTATCGAGATCGAATCGAAATATTTATCGGCTCTCGAAAGCGAAGCACAGGCTTTGGCACTTATAAACGAAAGCGAGTTCAATGACGATGGCGAATAATCCAACAAGAACAAATGATTTGAAAAAGTTAATACAGACCAAGCTAAAAACAATCACAACGAATGTGTATTTTGAAGAAGCGGCTGACAATGCGTTATATCCGCATGTGGTTTTTTCGTTTCGACCGATAGACCTTGGAGATTTATCAAGGCAAGATTACACTTTGGAGATTGATGTTTGGGATAAGGGAACAAGCACTTACACGGTGGATGAATTATCTGACAAAATTGAGGACTTGTTACACACACAAAACCTTCCGCAAGACAGGGTTTTGCCCACATTTTACAAATTGGAAAGAAATGCCATCCGGGACACGGACAAATCAATCAAGCACAGGTTAATAAGATTTCAAATACAGAATTATGTGAGGTAGACAAATGGCAACTACAAAATACATCGGAACAGGCGAAGTGATTTCCGCTGATTTTAAAGCCATCAAATGGGTTGGAAAAACCAAAGGTGGAAAAGCCGTAACTATCGAAATAGAAAACGCAATCAACATGGGAAACATTGATTGGACAATGGCAGAAAAAGATGATATTGTCCCGGCAATAGAATTTCAGGCTTGCTATTCAAATACTGATAGTGCATCGGTATCTAATACAGAACCTTGGAGTATTACCATTGATTCGGCAACTACATCAGGAGCTGGCGAGATAGTTCTTGGAGCAGGAGTTTTCTACATTGGTGCAACAGCGATAGCTTTGACTAGAGGTGGCGGTTCTTTCGTAGTAGAAAGAGAATACAGAGAAATCAATGCAGATGGAGACAGAGGAGCTGTAAAGGACAGAGTTGTGATGGAATCATCGAGAGCGAAACTCTCCATGAATGTTCTTACAATGCTCACAAAACTTACAGACCTTTACACATCCATTCAGGCATCCGTTTAATCAAACAATGGGGAGTGTTTCGGCACTCCCTTTATTTTTCAAGGGGAGACAAATATGAGAAATTTAGGAAACGAAGATATTTTTGCCATTGGCAGAATCTTAACCAAGGCAAATCTTAAAGAAGAGATAAAAAAAGTATCAATAAACAATGAAAAGGATGTCGAAGAAATTGGTTTTGACTTACTTTTTACCGTATTCACAAGTTGTTCAGATAAAGAAGTTGAAGAAGAGATTTATTCTTTGTTGGCTTCGTTATTTGAAATGGAAGTTGATGATATAAGGCGAATGGATCCCATTCAGACTATTGAAAATCTAAAACAGGTTGCTGATTGGGAGAAGTGGAAAAGTTTTTTTTCATTGGGTGTCAGGTTGATGAAATAGAACTTAAAGAATTGATGCTCCGAAGATATGGGAGATATGATTTCCCTGAAATGAAATTCGGAGAATATATAGATTTCATCGTTTTGGCAATAAACAATGACCGAAAAGAAAAAATAAGGGAAGAATATCTTGTATTACTTCCTTATTTTGTACAAAGCGGAAATTATATGAGCTTTGACAATTTCTATGAACAGGCAACAGGTTCAAACATAGATTGGCGAAGCACAGAAGAAATAATGAAAGAAGTTGAAGAAATAAAAGAGAGGTTTGAGCATGGCAATTGACCTTTTCAAACTTGTAGGTTCGATATACATTGACACCGACAAAGCAAATGAATCATTACAGAAAACGGACAAAAAGGCTTCAAGTTTTGCATCCACTCTTGGAAGTGTTGCCGGGACAGCTTTGAAATTTGGAACAGCTGCTGTTGGTGTTGCGACAGCGGTTGGCGGAGCTGCCCTTGGAGTTGCTGACAAGGTTTCAAAGCAGACAGACGAAATTGACAAAGCATCTATTCGAATGGGAATAAGTGCAGAATCTTATCAGGAACTCGCCTATGCAGCCGGACAATGTGGTGTTGAAATGGGAACAATGGAATCAGCTGCCAAGAAACTCGAGGGAACTGATTTGTCTTTTGACGATGCCATAAATTCGATTATGGCTTTAGGTACAGCAGAGGAAAGAAGTGCTAAAGCAGCCGAATTGTTTGGAGAAAAGATTGCTTATAATCTTTCCCCTTTAATTGAACAATCCGGGGAAGATTTTGACGGATTGATTAACCGAGCAAATGAACTTGGCTTGGTTATGAGTGGAGATGCTGTAAAAGCCGGGGTTGAGTTCGGAGATTTGCTTTCAGACATCAAACAGATGGTTTCAAGTCTTGCAACACAGTTTGGAACAGCATTATTTCCTATTGTAAATGAAATATTTAAGCAGATTATCGACTTTATGCCACAGATTCAAGGATATATGGCTCAATTAGTCCCGGTGTTAGTCGATGTTGTAAGTGCAATCTTGCCTGTTTTATTTGAAATATTACAAGCATTACTTCCTGTGGCGATTGAGATAATACAGACAGTTCTTCCATTGGCTGTTGACATCATACATTCGCTCTTGCCACTCATTCAAGCGATTGTTCCTTTAATTGAACCATTAAGCGAAGTGCTAATGGCGATTCTTGTGCCTTTGGTGGATTTGCTTACAAACATATTACCGCCGTTAATCAATTCGATTACGTCAATAATAAATGGTGTTATGCCAGCTCTTGTGACAATTATTAAACTTGTAGCCGGAACTGTTAAAGACCAAGTTATGACAGTATTCAACTTCCTTCAGCCGATGATAGGAAACATTATTGCTTTATTTGAAGGAATTGGGAAATTCCTTACGGGCGTTTTCACAGGTAATTGGAAAATGGCTTGGGAAGGCATCAAAGATATAATGAAAACCTATATCAATGGCATGATTATAGGCATAGAAGCATTTATTAACTTGTTTGTCGATACCATTAACACAATTATCAATAGTGCCAAAAGGCTTGCAAACCTTATTCCCGGTGTCGAATTAAATGCAGACGAAGGAACAATTCCGAGAGTATCAATTCCGAAACTTGCCAAAGGTGGTGTTATTCAGGAAGAAGGTCAGGCGATTGTCGGAGAGCGTGGAGCAGAACTTCTCACACTTCCCAAAGGTGCGAAAGTTGAGCCATTAAATGGAAATGGCATTGATTACAACAAACTTGCTGATGCGATAGCCGATGCAATTATCCGAAGTAAAGCCTTTGCTGATATTGTTGTTTACAATCAGATTGGAGATGCAAGTTTACAGCCTTTAGTTGTAAAAGCCATAAACGATGCAAATTATAGGAGTGGCGGTAGATGATAAAAGATTATCCTATAAAAATAAATAACACTTCGATTCCTTGGGCGGATAATCCTTGCACAGAATCGAGAGAAACCATAGAAAATGTGAATGTGTCTGAAGCGGGAACAGATATTTGCCAAGTTGAAAGGCTTGGCAAATTGACACTTTCGTTTAATTACCAATTACCAAAGAACTATAAAGACACTTTTTATGGTTATTATTCAGGCGGATCCACATTGACTGTTGAGATTCACAATGGTAGCACATACGATTCATACACAATGCGAATGCGAAATTGGAAATGTCAGCTTGTTCCCGGTGCGGAACAGACAAACGGTGTGTATAAATTCAGCTTTGATTTGATAGAGATATAATATGTATTCGATTTCAAACAATTTTAAAACAGCAATAAAATCTCCAATAATTAAATATAAATTAAGGGGAACAATCGGTTCGGTTGCGTTTGACGAGGATGATGTCCTTAAAAATTCGCTTTCAATCACGAATCAATGTTCCGGGAATGATGATGTCGCAATCGGCTCGGTTTATGTTGGCGAGTTAAACATGACATTGTTAATGGATATAAACAAATACACGGTATTCGGACAGGAAATATCGCTCGAGGTTGGTGTTAAGCTCGCAAATTCCACTTATGAATATATACCAATGGGAATTTTCACGGTTGTTGAAGCCGACCGCACAGGTTCGGGATTAGTCATTAAGGCATATGACAACATGTCGAAACTTGATAAAAGTTTCTCCGAACAAATCACAGGCACATTGTATGAAATGGCGGATTTTGCATGTACATCGTGCGGGGTAGAGTTGGCGAATGCAAACTTCAACACATTTGTCAATCATTCGCATAATTTTTCTTTATATCCTGATTCGGACATTGAAACATTCCGAGATTTGTTGTATTGGGTGGCTCAAACAAGCGGATGTTATGTCACAGCTAATAGGCTTGGGAAAATCGAGTTTCGTGATTATAACATGACGGTTGTTGACACATTGAATCCCTCGCATCGTTTCAAGGGCGGTAAATTTGCCGATTATGAAACATGGTACACAGGCATTTCGGTTGTCAATATGGATGAACAAACCACTTCATATTATGGATTACCACAAGACGATGGTTTGACATATAACCTCGGCTCAAATCCCCTTTTGCAATACGGAAACAAGCAAGTCTACCGGGAAAATGTTTTATCGGCAATCTCATCCTTTGTTTATGTTCCGTTTAATGTGACACTTGTTGGAAATCCCGCTTATGATCTCGGGGATGTTTTGTCCTTCCCTGATGGACTGGGGGATTCGAGCAAAAAATTCTGCATAACCAATTACACATGGATTTATAATTCATCGGTTGCCATTTCCGGCGGTGGGAAAAATCCGAAAGTTTTATCTGTTAGAAGCAAAACGGACAAGGAAATCACAGCTCTTGCAAAAAACAAAAGCGAAAAGGATGTTATACAATATTATTCCTTTACCAATGCCGCAGAAATCACGGTTGGGGATGGAAACACCGAAACGATTATTGATTTCAGATATACTGCAGTCAAAAGAACAGTTGCGGTTTTCCTTGCCGAAATTCTATGTGATGTGGAGACAACGGTTGACGGTATCAATTATAACGATGGTGTCGGAAGGTTTTATTACTATTTGAATAGCTTATATATTGACCGAGAACCAAAGGAAACTTGGCAAGATGGCGAACACATCAAACACATTTTATATTATTTAGTTATTGAACCGGGTGTTTTAAACCATTTAGAAATAAAGCTAAAAATGACAGGCGGTTCGGCAACAATTCCCCTTGGTGGAATAAAGGCTTGTGTTTACGGTCAGAATTTAGTCGCATCCGACACATGGAATGGATTTATGGATCTGTCAGACAATGCAATTCCTTTCATCCTTCCGAATTATATATTTAAAAACAATTTAAGTGACGATGTTGAAACGGAGTAAAAATATGATACATGGCGAATCGAGAATCGTTTTAAGAAATTCAAAATCGGGGCATATTGTAAAGGATGTTACGAGCGAAAATACATTCCAAGATGAAGTTTTGGCGAATTATATTTATTCTCATGGGATTGCAAATAACAGCCCTTGGGGAGCTTCAGGATTTGCTTCAAACCAAGAAGCATATATTTCATCTTTAGTTGGCGGAATCTTATGCTTTGACGATACAATCACAGCCGGAAGTCATTACAAACCCGGTGGAGTAAATATGGTTGCCAATGGATGCCGAAGCCAAAACGCAAACACTCAACCTTATGAGTTCGGACAGTTTAATTCCGGGGATAGTGTTATCACAAGCGGAAAGATTGTTCAAGTTTACGATTGGGACAATTCACACGGAAACGGAACAATAAAAAGTGTTTGTTTGACATCCGACACAGGTGGATTTCTTGGCTATGGAAATGCCGATGATGTAATAAGAACAGGATTAACCAATAATTTCTTTACAAAACAAACCGCAAAAAAGGGAACATTGGCTTGGGATAGTTGTTATTATAACAACAAAAAATATAGAGCTGAACTTGATTCTTCGGGACAACCTGTTTTAAGAGAACAGCCATGCGGATTAACACAGGGGGACATGTTCGAATTTCAATCGAAATCCCAAACATTCTCTGATGGTAGTTTAACAAACACTTGGACAAGCTGTGGGATCCCTTTGGGATATACAGAAACAGCCGGGGTTTTCAGAGGATTCCCTATAAACCATCAAAGCCATAGTGGGCGAGTATCTCCAAACGGAACTTTGTATTATTACGAATTTGATGTAAGAAATGGCTTCGGAAGTGCGACTTGCACGAAAAAGAGCATCGTCAATGATTCGGCTTATACATTATATCCGATTGGTAGTTATTCCACATCGGCACAACAGGGCGAAAGCGAAGCGAGAAATATATATTTTGCCGGACATTATATGGTTTGTGCAAACTTCGAAGGAACACCGGGTTCATCGTTGAGCGATATTTATTATTTAATATTTGACTTAACCACGGGACATTATAAGAACAAGATTTATAGATTTAATTGGAAAGGAATCAGCCAAACATTCGAGCAATATGTTGTCGGAGCATTAACGAATGATTCGGATATGCTTGCCTTGTTGGTTGGAGAAAATTCAAATGATTTCAAATATTGGATTTATGATGGTGTTTCGGACACATTTAAAAGATTTAATGCCGAAGTGCTTACAAATCAATCCACATGGAAACTTCCAAGCCATATAAAGGGAACTGATTTAATTCATCGGCATTACAACAATGATGATTACAACGATGGCAACATTTACCACAATCCTTTATATCTTGCGACAATCAACAATCTTTCCACTCCTGTCATAAAAGATGCTTCGTTGACAATGAAAATAACCTATACATTAGAGGAAACTTAAATGTTAATCAATTACAATGGCGAAAGCAAAGTAATAAAGAGAATATGCGAATTACTGAACACGATGTCGAATGTAAATTTTGAGGTTGTTGCCGAACTTCCGACAGTTGATATATCGACAAGCACGATTTATCTTGTTCCGAAATCCACAGCCGGACAAGACAACATTTACGATGAATACATCAACACGGATGGAACATCAGCCGGATGGGAACTTATTGGAGACACCGAAGTTGACCTTTCAAATTATTACACCAAAACGGAATCTGACGGAAGATATGTACAGCCATCGTCATTGTCAACAGTTGCGACAACAGGCGATTATGATGATTTGATAGACAAACCATCAATCCCGGCGAATGGCGAGTTAATGACCGAAGATTTGGACACAGTTAAAACACCGGGATTCTATTATGGCAAACGAGACAATACTTGTGCACATAAACCGAGTAATGTTGCACAATTCGGTTTAATAGTTATCAGAACAGCCGGAACAAACAATTATTATAAACAGATTCTCTTCCAACCAACAGGGACTATACAGCAGAGAACAGACACAAATGCAAATGGATGGTCGGCTTGGACAGAAATAAAAACCACAGATACGACTTACACAGCAAGTGGTTTGGTTTCCATTGATGCTAATAATAATATAACCACAAGTGCCGAAGCCAATGTTCAATCGGATTGGAGTCAAAGCGATAATACGGCAGATGATTACATAAAAAACAAGCCGACAATCCCGACAGTTAATGATGCCACACTTACTCTTCAAAAAGACGGAACAGATATAACAGGCGGAACATTTACAGCCAATGCGAGTTCAAATAAGACAATCAATATTGACACAACAGATAAGGTTGATTGGATAACAAACGGAAAAATCGGTGCAAAAAACTTTATTCCATATCCGTTTCAAACGACAACCAAAACAGAAAACAATGTTACATTTACTGATAACGGAGACGGAACAATTACAGTTAATACAAGTGCTCCGGCATCGGCAGATACAACCTTTTATTTTGCCACAAGAAGTAATGAAAAAACTCGGATTCCTTTAAAGGCAGACAGTTATAAAGTTTCGGGTTGTCCGAGTGGTGGTTCTGATTCAACATATCATCTGTATTTTAATTCTTATAAACAGGGAACATCGACATCGGCGGGTGGTGTCATTGACACAGGAAGTGGCGGAGATATAACTTACTCAAACGATGCTTATGTTGGTTGTTATATAAAAATAATGCAAGGTACGGAATGTAGCAATCTTTTGTTTAAACCTATGCTTCGACTTGCATCAGATATTGATGATACTTGGCAACCATACTCAATGACAAACCAAGAACTTACAAAGAAAAAGGCAAACGATATTGATAAGGTCGATTGGATAACAAATGGGAATATTGGAGCGAAGAACTTACTTCCATATCCTTATTATCAGACAACACAGACAGTAAACGGAGTTACAGTTACCGACCTTGGAGATGGTTCGCTTGATTTTAACAATACTTCAACATCAGCCGGAGTAAAAATAATTTTGGTTGCGAATGATACAACCAAGGCGATTCCTTTAAAGAAAACAAAGTATAAATTCACTTGGGGCAATACGACCGCTCCGAGAATGGATTTTACACTTATTAAACAAGACGATACGACACAAACTGTCACAGGTGATGACGGATATATTGATTTAGACAATACAGACGGAACATATAAAGGTGTTTATTATATCCGTTTAAGAACATCGGGTTCGGCAAGTTTCAATCACAAAGTCATCTATCCGATGATGCGATATGCAACAGACTCGGATGAAACTTGGCAACCTTATGCCATGACAAACAAAGAGTTGACAGACAAGAAAGCGAATAAATGGAAGTATTTGGGAGACAATACGAATCCGCCGACAATCAACAAAAGTGATTATGACGAGTTGTGTTTTGTTTTTGATATTGTGTGGGGTACTACCGAACACGAAATTGTGTCGGTGGTTTATCCAACAGATGCTTACCCAACATTGGGCGGTTGGGACACAGCTAAATTTTCCGTCAGAAGCGGACTTCACGATTCAGTTTGTTGCGTTTGCAATATTGTGGAATCGGGTGGTGTTATAACATTGAGTAATTTTGGAGTATGGAAAGATTATAGCACTATATCTTCATACACATTAGATTCTTGTAAAATTTATGGAAGATAAGGAGAAAAATTATGTTTATTGTTATGGAAATTCAGACAGGAGATTCTGTCGCAACAATCGTTACACAGCACGAAACAAAGGAAGATGCCGAGAGCAAGTTCCACACGATTTTAGCAAGTGCTTCGGTTTCATCAGTTCCGAAACATTCAGCTTTGATTCTGAATGATATGGGCGGTTTGTTAAGAAGTGAATGCTATGTTCACGATGTAAACGATGAATAATTTATGGGTAGCCTGATAATATTTATCGCTATTAGTTTAATATTGTTAATTTTAATCGTGGATGATTACAAGGGAGATTAAAAAATGAATTTTTGGGAGTGGTTGTCTTATTTTGGGATTCCAACACTTATATTTGGTTCGATGTTTGCGTTTGTTGTCGCAAAAATGAAGAAATACAAATCGGAACAGGATGCCATCAGAAACGGCATTCAGGCTTTACTTCGTGCGGAAATGATAAAGAGTTATAACAAATACAATGAACTCGGATATGCTCCGATATATGCCAAGGAGAATTTTGAGAACATTTACAAGAATTATCATTCATTGGGTTTGAATGGTGTCATGGATGGAATGAGGAAACAATTTATGGAATTACCAACAGAACAGAAAGGAGAATAATATGCCGAATATCCCGCAGAGCGTTTATGAATGGTTGAGATGGTTGGTGGCGATTGTGATTCCCGCCGCAATAGTTTTGTATGGTGTAATAGGTCACACTTTGAATATACCATACACCGCAGAGGTTTTGACGATTGCCGGGGCGGTTGACACTTTTCTTGGTGCAATTTTTGGCATCAGTAAGATTTCTTACGATAAGAAAAGGAAAGGGGCGGTTTGATGTCAAAGGTCATTATGACAAGCGAACAATACATCACAAGATTAAAAATTGTAGCTGATAGAAAAACAAAATATAATAATAAATATCCATACAATCTCCTTTATGTCCATAAGGAATATACATCCGGGGATTGTTTAAACACGATAAAAGCCTTATTGAATGGCTATAATGTATATAATAACACGGTTGGATATTATCAAAGGGATTTGTCGAACACCGGGGATGTGACCGAGCCTGTTTTGCTTTCCATGTGTTCGGATATATCATCCGATTTTGACGATTTGGAAAATGGTGTTCCTGAACTTTTATACATGAGAGGACATGTCGGAAGTTTTATCGGAACAACAATTCGAAACGGCAAGGAATACAATGTCATTGAATGCACGAAGTCCTTTGGTGGCGGTGTGGTTTATTCATGGGTTGATGTGGATGGAACACGGCGAGATCACAAGGGCGGTGTTCAAAATGGGAAATGGGTTTCCCATGGCAAAATGACACGGTGGATTGATTATTCCATCCCGGTTGAAAAACCCAAGGAAGAAACAAAACAATCCGTTTATTATGTCAAAAAGGGGGACACATTAACTTCAATCGCAAAATCGCACGGCATGAGCCTTGCAAAACTTGTTTCGTATAATCCGCAGATAAAAGATATAAATAAAATAAGCATCGGGGAAAAGATTTATCTTTCATCCAATACATCCGAGGAATTTTACACGGTAAAGAAAGGAGATACACTTGGAGCAATAGCAAGAAAATTTAATATTAGCTTGAATAAGTTGTTGGGGTTGAATCCTGACATAAAAAATCCAAATCTTATTCATCCCGGAGACAAAATAAGAATTAAATAAAAAGGGATTATATGCTTTTAAGGGATTATACCAAGCCGGAACTTGATTTTCTGATTTCGATGTGTAATTTTACCGAAAATGAACTTCAATACTTCATGCTCAAATCAAAAGACAAAAGCATCGTTCAAATTTCGTTTGAAATGAACATATCCGAACAACAAGTGAGTAAATTGGCACGGCGGGTAAAAAATAAAATAAATAGAGTATAATTTTTGTAAAAAGGGTGTGGAATTTTCCACACTCTTTTTTTTATACAATTTAATCAGAAGGGAGAGAACCGCATGAATATAAAAAAAGTAATTGATTTATTGCTTGCCCGGGATGAACTGAAAAATGTTCCCATGGATATTATATTTAATGTAGTAAACTCCCTTTTTTACATTATAAATAATGAGGATGTGTTTTATAAGGAGTGATTATGAATTACACTTTGCCGCCACAGCAAATATTACAAGCAAACGGAAAAACGAGCATTGATGCAATCCGAATGAGCCCAAATTCATCTGTGTTGATCGCAGACACAACAGCTCCGATTGTTTGGAAATGCGTTTCCGATGGACTTGGAAATGTTACAGCAGAAGCCTTTGATATTTCACATCATAAAACCGAGGAAGAAATGGAAAAGGAAACCACAACAAATTTATTAAATGATATAAGCGAACGATTAAAGAGATTGGAGTTTAACTATGAATCCATTATTAACAGGAATAATGAATCCCCAAATAAAACAACTAATGCAAACGGTACAAATGGCTCAAAATCCACAAACGGCAATAATGCAAATGGCTCAAAATAATCCGGCGATGAAACAAGCATTGGATTATGTGAACGCAAACGGCGGAAATCCGAAGGATGCCTTTTATAAATTGGCGAAAGAGCGGGGCATCAACCCGGATGAAATCCTTAATTCGTTAAAATAATTTGCAAATTATATAAAAAATCTATGAAAGGAGAAAAACTATGGACAGTAATTCGATGGGTTTTGACGGTTTAATATTTCTTTTCGCCATTCTTTGTCTTTTTGGCGGCGGATTTGGCGGATTTGGAAACAATGTGGCAAATGCCGTGGGATTGGAAAACATGGCAACATCAAACGAACTTCAGAGAGGTTTTGACAATCAGAATGCCATGGCAAATCAGCGAGAAATTCTTTCGGCTGTAAATGCCGGAACAGCACAGGCGGTAGCCGCAACAAATCAGACCTTCCATGATTCACTCATGGCAAATCAGGGACTTTATAACGAAATCGCAAGGGATATTTCAGGACTTGCGATGTCACAGGCAAACCTTCTTGCAAATCAGAATGAATGTTGTTGCTCAACAAAAATGTTAATTCAGCAGAGCAATTATGAAGGTGCGATGAGGGATGCGGCAACCAACGCAAACTTCACGGCACAGATTCAGAGCGTGAAAGACATGATCGCACAGAACAAGATTGAAGCACTTCAGGCAGAAGTTAGCAAATTACAGCTTGCACAGGCAACAAGCGGAATGCTTCGTTTCCCGAACTCATGGAGCTATGATGCCGGACAGTTTCCCCCGGTAGTTAGCACAGGAACAGCAACAATCTAATTTTTATGGGGATAAAGAATAAAAATCTTTATCCCTTGTTTTTAAAGGAGATAGAATGAAAAAAATTAAAGATTATATCGAAAAAATAAATGATGAAATATCCGGGGCGAAGGAATATATCGAGAAAGCGTTGTGGTATAAAGCCAAAAATGACAACAATAGATATGTTAAATATAAGGAAATGAGCATCCAAGAGCTCGGGCATGCCATGACGATTCATCAATTCGCAACCGAGGACATTTCGGAACTTGAAAAAGTTTTTCCTGAAATTCCCGAAGCCATGCAAGATGCTTGGGACAAGGCTCATAATGAATATGTAGAGAAGGTCGCATGGATTAAACAAATGCAGAATATGTGATGCCATGGGCAATTCATGGGCAATTTTTATGTTATTTTATGTAAAATTTGTTACTTTACGGAACATTTTGAGAAAAAATAAAACCCTCGGAAAGCTTGTGTTTTCGGGGGTTTCGTTTATTTTGGGGGGTTCTCCAAAGAATGCCGGCGGCGGGACTTGAACCCATAGAGTTAAGGCTATAAAGCCGATAAAATGGGGATGATTTCTTTTTCGTGGGCAATTCAGGGGCAATTTTATCCGATTAAACCATTGATTTTGTCAGCCATATCATTTTTAACTTCATCCATACTCATAGCGTGCTGATATACCGTTTTCATAATGTTATCCGTTTTCCATCCGCCGAAGGCTTGAATCTGTTTGTCCGTATATCCCAAATTGTGCATATACGATGCGAAGAAATGCCGGAGCTTATGGAAGGGGAATCTTGGAATCCCGAGTTTCATTTGTACTCTTTGCAATTTCCAATATAAAGAATGCGGTGTGCATGGACAAGCACCGCTTTCTTTGATTAGCTCTGCCACATAATCAGGAACTATAATGGTTCGTTTTGATTCTTCGGTTTTGGTTGTATGTTTTAATGTCCATTCATTGTTTTCATTTAAAACCAAGGCTTTATTTATGGACAATTTGTTCCCTTCCAAATCATCCGGGGTTAATGCACATATTTCTGACCGTCTCAAACCGAGCGTTCCAAGAATGAAGGGGACTTCGTATTGTGTCCCTTTAACCTCTGCCAAAATCCTTTTTATATCATCCTCGGTCGGTATATAATCATTTTTCTTTCTTTTGGGTGGGAGCGTGGGACTTTTTACATCCATCCCATAAAACTTCAACACAGACATCACAAATGCGTTCGTATTGCGAACAGTTTTCGGTGCTTGATAAGTTGCAAGGGTATTAACTAAAAATTGAATCTTGGGCAAATCTATGCGGTCAATGGGGGTGTTTAAAAATCCCTCGTCAAGATGCCGAACAATTATTTTATATCCCCGGATGGAAGAAGGGGATAAAACATTCGATTTCAGCTCGATATATTTCTCGGCGGCTTTTCCAAATGGGGTGGAATTGCAAACCTTTCCTTCCATGGAATCAAATATTTTTTTGGCTTCATCCGCTGTGGGTTCATGATCCAAAACAACCCGGTATCTTTTTTTGTTTCGCATTTCCGAGATTCGATATTTCCCGCTCGGTAATAATTCAACCGTCATTTTGCTTCTCCCTTGCCGCAATAATGGCAATTCAACAAACGATTTACAAGTTCCGTATATTGTTCATCTTTCCTGTCGAATCGTGCTTTCATTTCATCCATTCTTTTATCTTTTAAGGCGATTTGTTCATCTAATAATTTGATGTGTCTTTCAAATTGCATTCTTTCCTTTTCAATTTTCTGATGGCTTTTATTTTTTTCTTCCGAGAGCATCATGCGTAAATCGGAAATCTGTTTTTCGAGTTCTTCGATTCTTTGAATTTTCAATTTTAACAATGTTTTTAATGCCTTTGTGTCCATGGAATCGGTTTCTTCGATTTCTTCCACATCGAGCAAAGCCTTAACCAAGGGGCGGATGGTGTCATTATATCGGAACGAACTGTTTTCCGAATTATCGGCAAAAACCCTTTGTACTGTGGTTTTTGATACATTTTCCCCGGTTAATAAAACAATGTCATCCAAGGATAAATTTTTGTCATGCCGTGCCTGTTTTAATTTCAAAATGATTTCTTTTGTGTCTGTCATTGGCAATTTCTCCTGTTTCAAAAGTGGGTTAAAGTGGAACTTCAATGGTGCAAATTGGGTTGATACAATCGGGTTAGATAAGGGAACGAAGATTCCAACAAGCTATTTTTCATGGTTATTAAATCAGGAACATTGGGTTCATTTATTCGAGCTTTCCGTTGGGATCTTCGGTTAATCCGAGCAGATAATCGGCTGTAATATCATAATAAGTACACATTCTCTTTGCCATAGCCAATGAAGGCTCATTTTCCCCACTTTCCCAACGAGAAATGTTAGATTTTGCGATATTAGTTCCGAACCGCTCGTTAAATTCCCGAACAACCTCATCCATTGTTTTATTTTGTTTCAATCTTAAATCACGCAATCTTTTTCCGGCTCCTGTGTTATTTATCATGGCTTCATCTCCTTTGAGTTATATGTCGGACAAATTTTGTTACTATTTTACAACAAAACAAAATAATTGTAAAATTCGCAACAAAATTGTTGCGAAAATGGAACAAATGATGTATATTAAAAATGAAGTTGCGATGTAGCAACAATTTATAGAAAGGAGAAATAATGGAAGAATCAAAAAATCTCAAATTTAAAGGCTATATGGCAGAGCACAATATTAAACAAACCGATATAGCTGAACTTCTTGGACTTGATTTGTCGAATGTGAATCTTAAAATCAACGGAAAACAGCCATGGACATTGTTACAAGTGAAACAGATCTGTTTGAAATTTAACATTTCAGCCAATGATTATTTCTTTTAGGTGGATGATATGAAATTCGAATCGGTAAATAGAAAATACAACCAATTAAACGATTTCATCCGGGGCGAAATGAAACGGCAGAAGATAAGTCAGGACATGTTGGCATATCGGCTGAATTTACCAAGGGCAAGCATTTCCAAGAGATTGAACGGAATATCCGAATGGACAGCAAGAGAAATTATTGATGTTTACGAATTTCTCGGGATTGAAATGTCATGGAACGAAGAAAAAAAGAAGCTCGGCTGTCGCAAAACCGAACTTCAAAAAAAGGATGTATAGTTTTGAAAACTTACACTTAATTATACCATCCTTTCGAAAAAATAGAAAGGAGAATCATGAAATCAGAATTTAAACAAACAAGGCAAATCGTTAAAAACATTCTTGAGCTGAATCCGGCAACACGCAACTCCGACAACCTTTTATATTTGGAAGTTATCGAAAGAATCGGGAAGGGCAACACACACAAACCGATTGAAGAAATTTTATTAAATCTCGAAGAACTCGGACTTCCGTGTTTTGAAACCGTCAGGCGAACAAGGCAGAAATTGCAAGCGGAAAATCCGAAACTTGCGGCATGCGATATGGTTCAGGATTACAGATCCGAACGAGAGGAAAAATACAGAAAGGAGTTTGCATGATGAAAGCTATTTTGGAAACAATAAGAATTTTTGCATATGCGGCGGTGTTTTTCTTCCCCTTAACAGGTTGCCTGTTAGCCGGGTGCATTTATGGCATCGGTTTAAAACTTGGAATATTTGAAGAATAAAACAACGATGCCGGAGCTTGGGAAACTGTTGTCAATTTATTCATGCGACTTGTTTCATCACGGAATTGAGCTTTGGCATCGTGGAAAGGAGACAAGGTGGATGATGGATATATAAAACTTCATCGTTCGATTATGAAGTGGGAATGGTATCAAGACCAAAACACAGTAGCTGTCTTTCTCCATTTATTGCTAAATGCAAATTGGGAAGATTGTAGATATAGAGGTTATGAAGTCCCAAGGGGAAGTTTAGTTGTAGGCAGAAAGAAAATTGCAAAAGATTTAGGAATATCAGAACAATCTGTCAGGACTTCCATAGACCACTTAAAATCAACCAACGAAATAACCACCAAAGTAACCAACAAATTTACTATCGTAACCATTGTAAATTGGGAAAAATATCAAGGCTTTGGAGATTCTTTAACCAACAATTCAACCAACAAATTAACCAACAATCAACCAACAACTAACCAACAACTAACCACATATAAAGAAATAAAGAATATAAGAAATAAAGAATATAATAATCCGACCTTCGATGCCAACAAGGGAACAATCAAAACAAATTATGATTTTGAAACATTACAGAGAGAAATACGAAACAGATGAAAGGAGATTACAAATGACAAGTGACGAATATGTAGTAAATGAATTATGGGAATCAAAAAGAGAAAATGCTTCTTTAACCAAACAGGTTGAAGAATTAAAAGCGGAATTTGAAACATTCCTGAAATTGAAGGAAACAATCAAAAGAATCGGACTAATGAAAAAGTATTCTTACAATGGCAAGAATTACATTTCATTCAAAAGTGTTGATGATACCGATTACGATGCAAAGGAAAAGGCAGATTTTGATTTCCTTACATCCATTATAGATTTTGACAAGGATTTTGAAGAAGAGCCGGAAGGAGAAAATGAGGATGATTAGTTTTGATAATTTGCAGAAAGCAAACGAATCCATACAAACAACAGATATAAAGGGCAAGGATTATGCCGAGGTTAATCAGCGAATCAAAGCATTTCGCATGTTATTCCCGGAAGGGTTCATTTGCACGGATATTATATCCAACGAACTCGGATCGGACATGGCTCATGTTTGCATTATTAAAGCCACGGTTGGTTTCATGAATGAAAATGACGAAAGACAGGTGCTCGGAACAGGGATTGCATACGAAAAGGAAAATTCCACATTCATAAACAAAACATCATATATTGAAAATTGTGAAACATCCGCTGTCGGGCGAGCGTTGGGAATGTGCGGAATTGGAATTGACACATCGGTTGCATCGTTCGAGGAAGTTCAAACAGCTATAACGAATCAGGATTTGGATAAACCGATCACGGCGGCACAATTAAAAGACCTTGAGGATTTGGTTAATAATGGCGGTGTCCCGGTTGATTATGTTTGCTCATTATACGGAAGAAAACGATTAAAGGACTTTAACCGCCGAGCTTACAATCATGTCACGGAAGGTTGGGAAACCCTGAAGGAGAAATATATTGCAAGGCAGAACGGTTGATATTATACGGACATTTGACAAAAAATTCAGAGTGACATTTGAGGTGGATGCGATTGATGATTTGCCGATTCACGATGGCGAATTGATTATCACAGCCAAGAAAATGACACATAAACGAAGCCTGAATGCGAATGCTTATTTTCATGTGTTAGTTGGGAAAATAGCTGAAAAGGTTTCCTGTTCCAAGGCAAGGGCGAAAAACGAACTCCTTGGCAAATATGGACAAAGGGAAATAGGCGAAACCGGGCAGATAATTATTTCGGTTCGTTCGGATGTGGACATGATGGAGCGAGAGGATCTCCATTGTGTCCCGGTCGGGCGGGGATTTGTAAATAATACCGAGTTTACACATTGGGCGATAGTCCGGGGAAGTCACGAATATAACAATGTTGAAATGTCCGCATTGATTGACGGAACTGTCGAAGAAGCAAAACAAATGGGAATACCAACGGAAACACCTGACGAGATTGAAAGGATGAAAGCATTATGGAAAGCAAATTCACAGACGATTTAACAAGGTGTTTTGTATGTGGCAGACCTTATCCAAACATCCATCACATGATGAACAAGAGCGATAAAGCCAAAGCCGAGAAATATGGATTGATTCTTCCGTTATGTGTAGAGCATCACACCGGGCGAAGCGGTGTGCATACCAAGCCGGAGAAAATGTTGGCATGTCGGCAAATGGCACAGCGGAAATTCGAAGAAGAACACACAAGGGAAGAATGGATAAAGGAGTTTAATAAAAATTATTTATGAATGGGAAAGGGTTATTTTCAAGCAATAGCGATGAATGGGCAACTCCACAGAAATTATTTGATGATCTTAACAATGAATTTGATTTCGAATTGGATGTTTGTGCCACGGAAGAAAACCATAAATGCCCTGAATATTTCACGAAAGAACAGGATGGACTTTCGAAAAATTGGGGGGGTAAGAGAATTTGGTGCAATCCGCCTTATTCACAAATAGAAAAATGGGTGGAAAAAGCATTTCGGGAAACGAGAACAGACAGAACAATCGTTGTGATGCTTATTCCATCAAGAACGGACACAAGGTATTTTCACAATTACATTTATCAACGAAGCGAAATTCGATTTGTGAAGGGCAGATTGAAGTTCGGGGATGGCAAGGGAAGTGCTCCGTTTCCGAGCATGATAATTATTTTTAGAGGTGCGAATATTTAATGAAACAATTTGAAATAGACGAAAATATGCCAAATTTTACGATTTACGGCAAACTTCCGACCATTAACGAATATATTTCCGCTTGCAGACAAAATCCCCATATGGGGGCAAATATGAAAAAAGAAAATACATTGGTTGCGGAGTGGAGTATGAACCATTTATCAAAAATGCGATTCGATAAAGTGATTTTGCATTATAGGTTTTTCGAAGAACGAAAGAACCGGGACAAAGACAATGTGTTTGCATTCGCAACCAAGGTGGTTCAGGATGCGATGCAAAAACTCGGCATGATTGAAAATGATGGATGGAAGAACATTGAAAATTTCACGCATGATTTTTTTATTGATAAAGATAATCCCCGGGTTGAGGTTTATATCGAGGAAATCGGAAAGGAGTAATTTTGGATATTGAAGAAGGCATGGAATGGCTGTTCCGGGCGAGAAAGATTGATTTGCAAATAAAAGACAAAATATATCTAATCGAAGGACTTTACACCTGTTGCGGATTGCAAGGCATAGCTTATGACAAAATATCTGTTGTCACATCCCCGGAAAACAAATTCGAGCGAATTATGGCGGATATTGACAAGGAACAAAGGGCAATAAAAGCACTTCAAAAGAAAAAAGCAAAGGTTTTAACCGAGATTATTGACCGAATCAACACACTTGAAACATCCCCGGAAAAAACAATTCTCATGGGGTTTTATGTTAAAGGGGAACGGATGGAAAACATCGCAAAAGAGCTCGGTTATGAAACAAAGTATTGTTACAGATTACGAAGAAAGGGGATTTGGATGTTATGAGCGAGGAAGAATTAACAATCATTGAAACCATTGAAGAAGTTTGCGATAAGTTCTGCAAATACAGCGGAACAGGCGAAAATGGCGAGTGCTGTTATTGTGCGACACACGAAGGCGAATGTCCTTTTGACAAGGTATATAAAGCATTGGGGTTGAAATGAACGGAAAACTTTTTAATCAAACTTGGGAAGAATTCCTTGTTTGGAATATTGACACAGGAATATTTTATTTGAGCGGTCGAGACATCGTTTGCATGATAATCGGCTTCGGGGTTTGCCTGATATTATGGGCGATGCTTGACGGAAAGGAGATTCATGTTCGAAGGGATGATAATTAAAACCTTTCCCGACACGGATGTTCCGGCTTATGCAAGGATGATTCGAAGCCATGGATATAAACCGATTATTCGAAGGGATTATATCCGGGTGGGTGGAAAAATTGACGATGGAAAAATCGACAGATTGAAATTTGGAAACCTTATCTTTCATAAACGAAGATTGAAAAAGCTCAAAAGGGATGATTTATCGAGAATGCTTTGCATAAGAACCGAAACCATTTTTAATTGGGAACTCGGCAGAACTATGCCGAAAAAATCGGTTGTTGAGGATTTAATGATAATTTTAGACATTACGGAAGGAGAAATAAGCGAATGTCGGATGTAGAAGCGGTCACAATTTTAACAAGAATAAGGGGTTGTAGGTTTGCGGATGATTGTAAATGTAATTGTGAACAATGTGTCCATAATTATTCAAACGAAGAATTAAACGAAGCAATCAGCACAGCGATTGATTCACTTCTTGAAAGGAGCAAGGATGGACAACATTAAATATTGTGCGAATTGCCGAAGGCTTTGGAAAGAGGAAGATTGCATCACAGGTCAATCATATGTCGGCGAAGCGTGGGGGCATCCAATATATGAAGAATACATTGTTTGCCCGGATTGTTCCGATAATGTTTGCGATTGGGAAGGCGAACCTTATTTGTTCGATGAGTTTGGGGATGAATACGATGAGGAAGGGGATGATTATGATTAAATTATCAATCGTGATTCCATATTACAACACAGCCGAATATACGGAACAGCTCTTAAAATCGTTAATGCCACAAATGAACGATAAATGCGAAGTAATATTTGTGGATGATGGGAGCGATGAAATATTCGAGCCGGGATATGAAAATATAAAGGTTTATCGTTTTTTATCGAATAAAGGGGTTTCAAGTGCGAGAAATTACGGAATCAAGAAATCAAAAGGGGATTACATTGTGTTTATTGATTCGGATGATCTTGTTTCCGATGATTACATCGAGCAGATATTCACGGCGATTGAAAGTGAGCCTGACACGGTGTATTTATCTTGGCGGTCGATTGATGGTAGGCTTGGAAAAATCATTCAAAATGAAAATGACGAGTTTAATCCATGGAATCGGTGTGTGTGGAATAGGGTTTTTAAAAAAAGTTATATATATGGCTTGAAATTTGACGAAGAAAAACAGGTTGCCGAGGATGATGATTTCCTTAATCGTTTGCCGGATGCCGAAACAAAAACATATATTTCAAAACCCATATATTATTATAGAGCCGGAAGGACAGGAAGTTTGACCGATAAAGCGAATAAAGGGTTTTTTCGCCCACGGATTAAAACACAAATTGTTATATATTGTGCGAATATGCAGAAAATCGGTGGAATAGAAACATGGCTTTATTATTGGTGTCGCAATATGTATCAGCTATATGACATCATGGTTATATTTTCCGAAAATATGGATGGCAGACAGATCGCCCGGCTTTCGGAGATTGTTCAAGTCATGAAATTAAATAACAGGCTTGTTGAATGTGACACATTGATTAACACACGAATCACGGACAAAATCCCGGAAGAAATCCAAGCCAAGAGAATAATACAAATGGTTCACGGCTGTTATTCAGCATTGTTTTGTTGTGATATACAGCCGAACCGGGACAAGGTTGTTTTTGTTTCCGAAGCGGCGGCGAATACTTATCAGAATGTAAAAGATTATGAGGTTATTCACAATTTTACATATCCGACAAAGCAGAATAGATGCCTTTTTCTAATAACCGCATCAAGATTCACAAGGGAAAAAGGTGGCGAAAGAATGATTAAGCTTGCCGAAGCCTTGAGAAGATCCGGCATCGAATTTGTTTGGTTCGTTTTCAGCCATCAGGAAACAAGGCTTGTAGAAGGTATGGTTAAACTCCCGGAAACATTAAATATAAAGGATTATATTGCCAAATGTGATTATTTGGTTCAGCTTTCCGATTCCGAGGGGTTTGGATATTCCATCGTTGAAGCATTGGAAATGGGAATCCCGGTTATTACAACACCTGTTGATGTATTGAAAGAGCTGAATTTTAGAGAAAACATTGACGGTTACACCGTGCCATTTGACATGGTGGATGTGGATGCCGAACGATTTTTGACAATCCCCAAAACGGCAGAATATAGAGGAGACACAAACGAAAATATAAAAAAACAATGGGTAAAGCTTCTCGGAAAATCGAAACCGACCGGGGATTATTTGAAGCAAGGGAATATGGTTAAGCTTGAAATCATTGAATCATACACCGATTTGGAACTTGGGCGAGAGATGAAGGTTGGCGAAATCGTAACGATGCGAAAGGCAAGAGCAAATCTGATTGTTGGCTGTGGAAAGGCTGTTATTGTAAAATAGAAAGGAGAAGTGTATGGAAAACGAGAATTGGTTTGTTGAAGAAGCCAAAACCGAGCAAATATTGTTCCGAGGGACTAAAGAAGAATGCTATGAGTGGTGCGATGAACACGCAAAAGAGTTTTATGACAAGGTTCTTATCATTAGGAAGGGGAAGTAATGATTCTATTCTTTATCGGATTGGCAACAGGACTTCTTGCCGGAACAATATGCGGAGTGATGGCGATGTGTATTTTATACATTGAAAGAGAGGATTAGCCAATGAACGAATTAACTTATGTAATTATTATCGGAATCTTATGTTTTGCTTGCGGATTAAACACAGGGGTTTTATTGATGTTGTTGATTAGACATGAGAAAGGAAATAAACAATGAAACTGATAATTGATATACCCGAAGAAGAATATAGAAATATATGGTTAATGTCCAAAGATGGAATAGGAATGGCTTTATATGATTGGGTAGCAAACGGCACACCACTTTCGGAAGAACTTGAAAAGATAAAAGCAGAAATAGAAGATATAAGGTCACAAGAAGAAAATATTGATAGTAGTTGGTGTGCGGGATTGAAATATGTGAACAACAAAATTATAGACAAGCATATTGCAGAACTGAAAGGAGAATAGGAATGAAACTGATAATTGATATTTCTAATGAAATGTATGATTGGCTTGAAAATGGTTTTCCTATTGAATATGACTATGTGAAATTGTTTGATAAAGTTAGGCAAGGAGAGAAACTTGATAATCAAACTAACGGCGAAATTATAAAAGCATTATTTCCTAATTCATTTTTTGATGATTATGTTAATCAATGGGATGAAGTTGAATCCGTTGTAATGGATAATGAAATTTATTTTGATATAGAATGGTGGAACGCACCTTACGAACCGAAAGGAGAACAGGAATGACGGATAAAGAGTTTACCAAAATATTGCAGAATATCAAAGACGAAATAGATACTCCCAACCGTGGAACGTGCGATTATTTCATAGTCGACCGAATTGAGGAAATAGTGAAAAAGGCTTTATCCGAACTGAAAGGAGAGAACAAATGAAACTTGTAATTGACATTCCCGAAGAAATCTACATTGAAAAAAGAGAAGATTATATTGGAGATACATTAGATAAAGCAATCGCAAACGGCACGTTACTTTCGGAAGAACTTGAAAAGATAAAGGCAGAAATAAACAATATAGAACCCGGCTATAACTTTGAAGGTTTTTATTATTGCCAGAGCAAAGTGTTGGACATTATAGATGAACGCATAGAAGAACTGAAAGGAGAGAACAATGACAGATAAAGAAAAACCTTTACTTGAGGATGTAATTGATTGGGGACAAGGCTATGATGATACAATAATGGAACTGTTAGAGAGCTTTCAGAAATTTCGTGACGGATATTACGGACTTGTCAATTATGGGGATGATTGGTGGAAAAATTTTAATCAGGGAACAGACTTTGACGAGATTATGAAAGAACAATGGGAAAAATTTGAAAGTGTTGATTTTATGAATCTTGTTGAAAAAATGGCTGTGGCTATTGCCGGAACTTATGTCAGATTTGATGATTTTGCAGAAGGAGTAAAAAAATGCTATGAGCAAGGAAAGGGGTTAAGGCATAAAAAGGAGAATGAATAATGGAAATAAGAAAACGAACAGGGGAAGAAATTAGAGCCTATATTGATGGCTATAATGCTTGTTTTAAGGAGTTTGAAAAACAGGCAGAAAAAGACAACTATCTTGATAAGGCAATTTATAAAGTTGGGATAATTAAAAGTGCGGCAAATGCTTGTATTGATAAAGGAGAGAATAAACAATGAGTTTGTGGGTTGTTGATATACACGGAGATATTGAAGGCGATTATGACCTTGTGACAAAATATAACAA